AGCGCCGCACCATCAAATGCCGGTGGAGCAACGTCAACCGCATCAACCGCTTCTGCTTATGTAGATGTTACAGTTGGAGGTGTGGGTGAACAATTAACTGCGGCTATTACAGATGGAACGATAGGTACAGATGGGGATTTTCAAGACGTTAGTGATTGGTGGGAAGTATTGGGTCACATGATTGAAGATGAAGAAGATTTTGAAATGGCAAATACGCAAGTTTCAAAGATTCGTGCATATATAAATGCTTTTCAAGCACAAGTACAGAACAATTCGGCACAAATGCAAGCCACGATTGAAGATGCAAGGCAATCTACACAAGCATCCATTGCGACAGCTGGTGATGACACAAGAGCATCCATTGCTAATGCGGCTAATGACACAAGTTTAAGAAATGCCTCTATCTCAAGCCAAACACAAGCATCAATTTCGTCACATCAAGCAGATACAAGTATAAAGAGCGCTGGTATAAGCAGTTTAACGAGCGCAAAAATTGCAAAAATGAATCAGTCTACTTCTGCTTCAATTACTAAAATGAGGGAGTCAACAGGAGCATCGGTATCAAAGATGCAACAATCTACTGCGGCGGCTACGGCAAAGATGCAACAGTCTACACAGGCTTCTATTGAGAAAATGCGTCAATCTACCAATGTTAATGTACAGAACGCCGCCAAGACAATGGAGGCTCTAATACAGGATTACGCACAGGAAATTACACTGTATCGTTCACAGACAGATGAGTATCAAGCCGAAGTATCAAAAGAAATACAGGAATATCAGCAAAAATTATCGCACTACCAACTCGAACTGGGTACAGCGGCACAAAACTGGGCAAACGAGCAAGAACATGAAATGCGCCAGTACCAAGTTCGCCAGCAAGATTCGTTACAAGAGTTCAATAAGCAAAACGCTATATATCAAGCTGAACTGCAAAAGGCAATCCAACAGGCTCAAATAAATGCGAACGAAGCAATTAAAGAAGGTGACTTAACACAACAAGCCACTATACAGGATTATGTGCAAACATTAAATAGGTTTTCAGAAGATGTTAACAGGTATCAAGCGGATGTAAACAAAGAAGTTCAAGCCTATCAGCAAAATGCAGCTAAATATCAAGCTGAATTAAATGTTTCTTCTCAAAATTGGGCGGCTGAACAGGTGCAAGAGATACAACAGTATCAAGCACATCAGCAAGACTCATTACAGGAGTTTAATGAGGATAATGCCTTATACCAAGCCGAGCTACAGAAAGCTATCCAGCAAGCACAGATAAATGCTAATGAACTTATTAAAGAAGGCGATATGACCTTACAGGCAACAATACAAGATTACGCTTCTACGTTGAATCGTTATTCTGAAGAGGTAAAGGAGTATCAGGCAGAAGTTAATAAAGAGGTCCAAGAAAAGCAGACCAATGACAATGCGAATTTGAATAAATATCAAAATGACATCCAAAACGCAGTACAACAATCACAGGCTATTTTAAATGATAATAACAATAAACTGGCTAAATATGCTGCGGAGTTACAATCGTATCAAGCTGAAGTAGGTAAAGAGATACAGGAAAACACATTGAAATCACAACAATACCAGCGTCAGTATGATCAGTTAAAGGCAGAATACGAACGAGGCTTACAGGCTCTACCATTACGCTTTGCACAGTATTCGGCTCAAGTGGCACAAAGCTAATGGCAACGAATGATGTTACTGTAACGGTTAAAAACTTTTGCGTACCACAAGAATTAGAGTCTACAGGCGTAAAATGGTACCTTGACAGCGATTGCGGACGTAAACTGTCAGGTAGTGCCGTACTGGCAAGTGAAATGGGGAATACGGTGGCATTTGTGGATTCCACTTCAAGTTTTCCAGTAGATTTAGAAGCTGGCTTTGATTTCTTTTATTTAAAATGTGTATCCGGTAGTGATGTGAAGCTATCTCTGGATGGAGGCAGTAATTATTTAATTTCTTTATCCGTTGGTGAGGCGTTTGCTTCTTATGTAGATAGTTCTGCGGCAGATATAAAATTTGATACCACAGGATCGTCAACAGTACAATATTTAACTATAACATAATGGCACAGGACAGAAAAATACAGTTTGCTACACAGGTAATAGCAAAGATTGAAGCGCAACAGGGAGCGCACACACCAAGCGTTCCCTCAAAAAGTCATAGCGCGGTTCCCGGTTCGCTTGAAGAATATAATTTAACAAAAGCGGGATATACGCGATCTGTGACCTATAGCACAAGGTCTGCCTATCAATATAATAAAACACATACAAGTATTAATAAATCTCTCGGTGGAAATGGTTATATTGACATTAACGCAACACAACCGGGCGACTCTTGGACATCTTTTATATCGCCGCAAGCGACTTGGGATGCAAATGTAAGTAATTGGGAAGCTGTTGACGATACATGGGATGGGATCATTACTATTTCCAGTGCAGTCGTTCAGTTGTCAAGCGATGCCAACGCATTGGCTTTCTGTTATATTAAAAATACTGGTTCAAATACAGTAAAAATAACTTTACAATATGGTGCTGGATCACCAACATACCCTTTTAAACTGGTTGCTGGTTCCAGTATTCACTTTAAAGGGTATAGTACGAATCTTACATTAAACAAAATAGGCGTTGTTAGAGATTCTTCTGACTCAACAATTGAATATGTAATTGCAAAGGTTTAATAATGCCAAGACAAACAAAGGTTATAAGAGATTTTTCAGGAGGATTAAACTCTTTCGGAAATGAGCGCGATATTGAGGACAATGAATTTGCTGTCCTTGATAATTTTTCAGTAGGTTCTGGTGGGTCTTTAAAGACTTCCGGAATAGCTGTTCTCGCTACAAGCGATCCTTTAGACCCATATCCAACAGCGTTAGCCGCAAACGCAAGACCGGGTCATAATCTTTTTGCATTTTCTACAGACAGGCATTACAACGGCAATCAATTCCATACTATATATCAAGAGGGTGAACATTGGGTGGCTTTTGCGGATCATCAAGGTTCTAATAAAGTAAATATATTTGGAAGGTATAATGGTGGATATGAAGCAATAAGCGGTGTGACCGCCGCATCTGATGGTGACGTTACTACTGGTACACACGCATTAGTCGTTGGAAGTTATGTGCGTTTTACTGGTCTTGGTAATACAATGGGTGATTTGCTTAATAACACGATTCATTCCGTGAAAACCGTACCAGACAACACATCTTTAACGATTGAAGAAGATACGTCTGGAAAAACATACGCTGGTGGCTTTGATTATATTAAAGGAGGTCAGCCGGGTTGGATATTATCAAGTGACGAGCCACAACCTTCAGATGATGTTACGACAATGATAGATTATGCTTATGTAGATGGAGCATTGAGAATGTCAAGCTCTAATTTTTATTATAGTGGTCACACAAATAAATGGTGGGGATGGATTGATAGAAATTTATTTATTAATACAAGTCAAACGGATTCTGTAACACCTGAATGGTATGCTGAAGAAGCGCAAATTGGTAAACCGGATTTAGCTACATTTAAAGACGGAGAAACGATTGGAGCAACACCAGCAAACACAGATGCTTATGATCCAGCGTTAATTAGAACTTCAAACGGAAGCAGTACACATTATAGAGATGAAACAGACATGGATGGCGAGCTTGGTGCAAATCCAACAATTACTACCATTGAGGCAATTATATCAATTGAAGATGAAGCTGGAGGTGGAGGCGTTTATAGCGATCTTTCAGCTAAAATAGGAATATCAGGTGACAACGGATCAAGCTATGATGGTTCAGATAACCATACTTGGACATTTTCTGGACGTGGAAGCTCTATACGAGAAGTTTCATGGACAGGAAGTTGGGCGATACCGGACGAAGATCATGGAATATTAACAACCTTAACATATCCTTCTTCGGGGGTTGATTCAACGATTACGATTGAAATTTTAGAAATTAAATTACTAACATCAACAGGAAGCTGGACAGATCACTCTTTAACAGGAAACGAGGTTCATGTTGGTGTAGTTGATGCGAGTTTAACAGGAGCTTCTGGATGGGATACAGATTGGGAAATTGGAGTAAGCCTTCTTTATGATGAAATAAATCAACAAGAAAGCCTTATATCTTTATGTACAAACGAAACGGTCGGTGGAGCTGGTGAAGTTACGTTTGCTTCTGGTAATGCGCTGGATATTGCCGTATTTATTAATTATGACAATGATCATGGTACAGCGGCAAACAATTGGCGAAAGCGCGTTACAGGATGCAAGGTATATATGCGAGAAATTAAATCTGCGGCAAGTAGTGATAAGTCAGAGTGGTTCCCACAGGTTGTATGTGACTTTGTAAAGGGAGAAGTCACAGCGATTGAAAGTGGACACACGCAATCCGCTTATTATGATACAGGCGGTACCCAGCACGTTTTTTACTTGGGTAAACAATATTTAATCAGACCACATAAGCGATCAACGTATGAAATTGAAACTGGGGTGCCAGAAGATGAAGAAGTGACAATGATGAGGTGGAAAACATCTGCGGTTGCAAACAGAAGATTGTATGTTGGTAATATTTTAGTTGGTTATCCAGACGGTAGGGAAGTAAGAATGGGTGACACGATGATAAAATCAGTAGTAAACAAATTTGATTTATTGCCTCTATCCCAAAAAATTGATGTGGTTGTTCAAGATGGTGATGAAATTGTTAAAATTATTGAGTATGCAGATCGTATTTTGCAATTTAAAAAGAAAACTCTTTACATTGTTAATATATCGCAAGATGAAGAATTTTTAGAAGGATCGTATGAGGGAAAGGGTGTTCCTACCAAGTCTGCGGTTACAAAAACAGATTATGGAATAGCGTGGGTAAATCGCCACGGTTGTTATTTATACAACGGCAGAACAATTATTGATTTAATGAACAATAAGAGGGGGAAAAGAGTTATTGGTTCAAGGGAGTGGCGTGGTTTTATAAACGAAAATTCAGATACTCCGTGTAGTGTTGGGTATAGTCAGTCAGGTAAAATTCTTGTAGTGGATGGTAATTCTGATGAAACATCGTTCGTTAATGCGTATGTATATGATTTTAAGGTAGGGTCATGGAGATACCAAACGCTTATGTTATCAGATTATTTAACGCATGGAAGAAGTAATATGGTTCAAAGGTGGGATGGCGAATTAATGTATTCCTCTTATGGGTATTTTCACACACTAAAAGATGAGGGTACTCGACAGGCAAACGGACATATAACAACAAAAGATTATCAATTAGCACCTCCGGGTAAACAGGTAAAATTATATAATATTTATATTACTTATAAAAATACAGATGAAATTAGTAGTGCTGTTACAAGGGTTAGATATGCTACAGATGGGAATAAACATTTTTCTCAATTTAATACAATTTACAAAGATTCGGCAGCAGTCACCGTTTTAGCTTCAACATTTAAATTGCTAAAGAATGTTGGTACCACCGTTGAAACAGATGAAGGGTCTGGCATCGCCGCCGAGGCTACAACAAATGAATTTACGCTTGATAACACTTCCGAGTTAATTGTTGGTGATTATATTACAATTGAATCTGAAGATGAAATAATGAAAGTGTTGGAAATAAAATCAAGTGCAGAAATAAAAGTAGAAAGAGGTGCGCTTGGAACAACGATTGAAGCGGCAAGTGACAATAAAGACGTAAGTAGGTTATGTTCAGATCAGGCAAGATTTAATCTTACAGCACCAGTAAAATGTAGCAGTGTACAGCTTGATATAATACCCGGAGTTACCACTTATATGGAAATAGAAGAAATAATATTTGAATACAGACCATTATTTAAGGAATCAACATAATGCCCGGACAAGAATATAAAGGGTTTAACCCACTTGAGCCAGAAGATGAAAAAGACCTATATAGAGATATACAGGTTTTAAAAGGACAGTCACAAAAAAAGATTTTAGTAAGAGATGGATACCCAAAAGTTAATGAAATGGGTGAGGGGGAAATGGCATTTAGATATATTCCCGGTCAGGGAATGTTTTTATTTGTAAAATTTAGAAACAAATTATATAATACAAGGATGGCAGAAGAGGGTCGTACTGGTATTGCGAAAATAATTGATAACACTGGAGGTACTGTGCAAGATGATGTTGATATAACCTTAACTGGTTATAAAGATGATTTTGCAACATTAGCCGCAAAAGTAAATGAAATAATAGGAAAATTATAATGGCAAACGGACAACAAACATCAAGATACCCTGTTATGGGTGGACCGCAACTCTCATCAATCATTGCACGTCAGCGCATGGCTTTGGATGATGCTATGTATGCAACAGAAAAACAAAAAGAAAGACAGTTTGGACTTGCAA